TCCATCTTTCCTTGGAGATAACTGTTTGGCGTTGTGTTGCTACTTCTAGCACCGAAGCGTAAAGGATCGGTATAATTATCCATCGTGATAGAAGATTGTCCGCTAGTTCTCAATGTTTGCGATACTCCATCTATGTAGATTTTCATGCCCGATCTATTGCCTGTTCCGTCTGCTGTACAAACGACATGATGCCAAGTGTTCAGGCTTATGGAACTAGCGGGAGACTCTACTACTGCCCCTGAAGTGCTTCCTGGGTATAGGGCAAAGTATATTGAGTTAGCATTTAAACCGTAGCTGTTTGGTGGCATAGCTTGGATCAAATACTCAGAGTTAGAGCTACTACCTTTTGAAATTAAATGCTGAAATACATTAGTAGACGATCTTTCGACACGAACCCAAAAACTGTAACTAAATGCAGAATTTGAAGAACCATCACCGAAGGAAAAGTCGTCTGAGTCTGCTACCTCGACATAGTCATCAAGTCCATCTAGGCTCAAGCTGTAGGTGTTACCATTCCATCCACCACCACCACCACCACCACCACCACCACTACCAGGCACTGCGGATATAGCCGATGCTCCGAAACTTGGAAGTATAAAAGTCATCGGACTTAGGAAGCTGTATCGCCTGCTAGAACGAATGAATCTGCCACGCAACTGATCAAGCCTGTTACTGCGTACTGCCCTGCGGTCTTGGTATGCGATGACTGATTATAGAAAGTTCCTGAGAAGGTAATTTGCCCTGCTCCGTATTGTATGACAGTACAGTTGAATCCCTCGCCTAATCCGCTTGGCAGGGTAAGCGTAATTGCAGATCCGTTTGTAAACTTAATCACCTTGCCGTTGTCTCCTGCTAAAAGCGTGTAGGCTGTACCTGTTTGCTCATTAATCGATGCGTCAAAGTCTTCGAGCTTGTTACCGCCCAGGTCAACTGTTCCGCTCGATACCCCTATCACATTTGTGTCGGCTGTGCCTACTGTCTTGGTAGCCGCATCACCGAGTCCGAGATTTGTGCGGGCAGTTCCTGCACTCGCCACATCGCTAAGATTGTTACTTGCGACTAGATCGCCCTGGGGGGCGAGTGCTATTAAATTATTTACAGTTACTTTTTTAGTTACTGGTGATCCGCTTACATCGTCAACGATTGGTAAAACATCTGCCCCGGCGGGTGATGGAAGATCACTGAGATCAGTTATTTTTGTATTAGCCATTTTATTTAATTAGTTAAGATTGGTTCGCTTAGTTCGGTAAGTAAGACTTTGTCTGCCTCGGTGGATAAATAAGGTGGGATTTCAAATCGAATAAATGCTCCAGCCTCTGTTTGTAAAAAATCTCCAGCCTCAGTTCGCAGGACTCCATCAATGACAGGTCCGACCACTGAGTCGGGATCATAATCACCAATGTGAAGTCCTAGACCGAAGTAAGGCATTCTTTACGCCTTGTAGAGGATCGCACTACCACTCGAAAGAGTTATGCTGGTGAATGGTAAATACAAAACCTGACCTTGGCTGAAGGTGATTAAATCACCAACCAAGTCGGACGAATTATCCATCTGTCCCGTAATTGCTCCAATCACTGAATCTTCAGTAAATTGAACTGCGATGAAGTCGCCGCTGTTTGCTCCTGTGCCGTTAACATAGGTGCAACCATTGGCTCCCATGCTGTTCTGAATATTGAATGATGATATGCCCATTTTATGATGTGGTTAAAACTGAAATGCCGAACGAGTAGCTCGGATAAGTGTTAAAGGTTATTTTGTTTTGCGATTGAAGGCGTTCTGCCCGATCAATTTCTAATGCGAGATATTCTTCACTTCTGTTCTCCTCCTGAAATGCAGCCTCTGTCTGTCCGTCTCCACGAAGGAAGTCACTTAAAGCACCAGCAACTAAGTAGTTGGCTAAAAAGTCAGGAACATTTGATTCCTCTCCTGCATCCTTCCCGTAGGTTGGGCGAACTGCGGTCCCGACAATAAAGACAGATGTGACCGAACTGTTTGCCGATAGAATCAAGTATCCGTCCAGTAGTTTAAAATCTAACAATACCGCTGTGCTATCAGTAAATGGATTCTTCGTGTAAACCTGGTGGATCTCCATGATGTTTAAATCATTGTCGATCTGTACTGCCTTGCCTGCTGTGGGATTAGTAGTCGATCCGACTGACTTCTCTACCAGTTTGAGTAGTTCAGGCCATTTACAACGATGCCAGGCTGTCTGTGCTCGACTGTTTAATGATTCCTTGAAGAAAAACTCATCTACTTCAGTTAAAGTCGCCAAACCTGCCGCCATTTTAAAGCGTTTTTCAAGCGACTCAAATGTAATGGTTCTTGCCATCAATAATTATTGAACATTATCCACACCAGCACCGGCTACAGGTGATCCACCTGCCTGAATGTTGTGTCTACGGAATTGTGATGGAGCACGATATTGAAGAATGTCATTTCTAAATTGCCTGCCTTGTTCACGAACCATATCTATTTCTTTTACCAAAATCATTTCAGCGTTTTGCTCTTCGACCATCGCCTTTTCTGTCTGGCCGTCTCCGCGAAGAAAATCGGCATAGCTTCCCTGCACCAAGTAGTCCAAAAGAAAGTTTGGCACTTCGGATTCATCTCCGGCCTCATCACCATAGTATCCTGAACTTGCTGATCCCGAGTTTATCTCCCCACGCAAATCTTTACGATAGGTGACAAAAACATTCACTCCATTCAATGCTGTTGGTTCAATGATTTTTACACTTGGATATCCGCCGGAATCTAATTCTGTAAAAAATGTATATTCTTCAGGATACCTGGTGGACGATGGATCAGCCTTATGAATACGGAAAACAACATTGGCATCGTTATCCAATTTATTGGATGCCCCGTAAACTCGAAGACGATTTGCATCTGAAGTCGCCACTGCCACGCTTTCACCAATTATGGTGAACTGAGGCCAGGGATATCGTTCGTGAGCAAGTCTAGCTCTTCGGTTTACTAAATCTCGAAGGAAATTTGCATCAGTAGTTTGAAGTGATTCTAATCCAGCTAAAGCCTGAAATCTAGATTTTAACTGAGAGTAAGTTGCGGTTGCGTAGTTTGGCATAATATAAAATAATTAGTGTTTGATTTTGCACTCGGGGTTTGATTTTTCGAAGTCCTTACGGAATCCTTTATCTGCCCAGCATCCAGGTCTCTCCTGCTCATGGCGGACATATGTGGTTAAGTCTGTTACCCGAGCAAGTCGGAGGTCGCCTTTGCCTCCTTCAAACGCTTTGGCGGCCTTGCGGGACTGCTTTTGGCGTTGTGCATATCCAGCCTTTTCATTAACTGCGGCTCGCTCGTTTTCCTTACGAAGGTAATAAGCGATTTCGTCCTGTGACGATCTGCTTTTCTTACCTCCCCTTACGATGATATTTAGACTCATTAAAATGGAAAAAGGGGAGCCGGTCTAACCCTAAACCGGCTCCCCAATAACAACATGAACGATAATAAACCCGAAATGTTTAAACGATTGACCCCAAGGCTCTAGGATTACCTACACGAAGCGTAAGCATTGCCTCAGTGAAAGCTCTTTTGCCGGCTCCATTGTCAGGAAGATCCACTACGGAAATGCCTTCAAGAAACTTGAGGGAAACAGTGTCATCGTCAGGAATGAGATAAGCACGATCAGTGTTTACTGTTCCTTCTGCTGTGTCAGGACTGGAAGCCGATCCATTCACACGACCCAAGAAAAGGTCAGGAATGATATCGATAGAGCCAAAATCGCTGACATAATGAAGAACTGAATTAACCAAGGTTTTTCCGCTTACATCTTGAGTGAAGCTGTAAACAGGATTGTTGGTAACTGCGGCACGGGTGTAGTCAGTAATAGCGTTCATTACTGCTGGACCGGCATACAATTTGTAAGAACCTTTAGCACCACTTGCAGTGTAAACTGCTTGAAGTAATCCACGAAGAGCAGACTCAGTCAATGAACTAAGAGCAACGCGAGATCCACTTACTGCACGAAATGCTTCTTTGGCACTTGTGTCGAATGTATTTCCGGTATGGCTCGGATCACTCCATAACCCTAGCCCGCAGAGGGTACTTCCGGCGGAAGAGGTTCCGGCAGCTTGATCGTTTCCTGAAGCGATAGCAGTTTCGATTGAGCGTTTAAGCTGAATTAAGCTTTTTGCTTTGGAAGCGTTAAACAATCCACCCTGTCCACCAGGAGCGACATCAATCATCTCAGCCTGGCGTGAGACGGAGAATACATCGCGAATTGTCTGCACACGGTTACCAAGTCTTGCACGAGAGTCGATCAAGTTAGCGGCATCGGAGATCGTGAGATCAACGCCGTCAATTGTTCCTCCAATCTCGGGGTCTGAGAGTGAGTCTACCAACCACTCGTTAAGAGTTGCCTTTGGAGCTTCGGATTGTGAGAGAGTAGAATACAGAGGTGTTTCAGTAGGCTCTACGGTTTTCAGAAGTGATTCTAAATTTTCGCGAGCACCCTTAGCACTTGTTACATTGTATGAAGTAGCAATAGCCATTTTAAGTATTTCCTTATTTTAAGATTTTAAATTTTAGTCCGCTAGAAATGCGGCAAGATCGTTAGCCGAGAGTGGTCCTTTCCGATCCAGGATTTTTGCTTTTTTATTCTGCTTCCGAGTGGCTGAGTTTTCGATTGGCGGGGATGCATCTCCTCCATCTGTGGGAGGTGGAGCTTTACGCTTTTTGACTACCTTCTTTGGAGTCTTTGCGGTTTGCTCGCTTTTCAATGCTTCTATCCCTCTAACAAGAGTGGCGGCGATAAAGTCACCATTTGGGAGGTTATCCAGTACGTTACCATATTGGCCTCGTAGCTGTTTATAGGTTTCTCTTCGAGATTCGGATATATCATCATCTTTCGATGAATCCATCCACGGATGGGTATTGATTGTATCCCTACTCCATTCGCTTTTTTCCCTTAGATACTCACTCCTCTGAGGAATCTTTTCGGTAAGGTATTCGTCAGCCTGGGTAAGGATATTACGAATATCATCATCGCTATATTCCTTGCCATCGACCTCTACGAAATCCTTGCCTATGTGTTGAAGTGCAAACTTCTTGGCCGCCTGTGCTTCCCGTTTCAAGTTTTCCAAGTCTTCAAACGATTGAATGTTTTCTAACTCGGGTTGAGACGCTGGCGATTGACTGCCTCCTGATTGCTTTAAGTTGTCGATTTCTGCTTTGAGTGTTTCGACTAGCTCTTCGCTACTCTTTGCTCTGGCAGTAAGACGCGAAATCTGTTTCAGAGTTTTCTTTAAACCCTTCGACTGAGTTTCCTCCTCGACCTCTTCTTCAACCTCTTCCTCTTCGGTATCCTCCTCCGTTTCCTCCTCGTCAGATTCTTCGGTTACAGACTGTGAAAGAACATCTTCATCCTGGTCGGCAGATGCTTCTGCTTCTTCGGGAGTCTCGGTGACTTCCGCTTTAGCCTCATCCGCCTGTTGAGCCTCCTGAGTTTCGACCTGCTCGACAAAACTTGCCGCCAAATCTTCCACCGATAGTGGGCCTCGTACTTGATTGTTTTCTGCTCCCGATTGTTCAGCCGGAGCCTCGCTTATAACTGTTTCTGCCATGATTTCTGCGTTTGTTAGTA